ATAGAACCAACAGCTCGTGAGGAAGCAGACAACTATTCTGAGAGAACATTCAAAGACTCAGGTTTTGTTTTTGAGAAAAGGACCGGAGGGATCCGCTTTGATTACAAACACATTCAAGCTTGGCAAGAAGCTGTAAAGGTAAAAAAAGAGATCGAAGAGAAATGCAAGTTAGCCTACCAGGCACTCCAACGAAATTTATTAGTAGGAACTGAAGATGCTGAGGTAGTAGATATACCCAATGTTACCTATTCTAAAGATTCATTAATTGTAAGATAACGTTATGCCATCAGGATATTTTAAACCATTTACAAAAGAGCAGGAGCAAAAAATAAAAGATGAATTTTTGTTAAAGCCAGTTAAAGTACTTGAAAGAGAATTAGGATGTGGTTATGGTAGAATCATGCGTTTTTTAAAAATTAACAATTTAGAAATACCAAAAGAATTGATCCAGCAGAGAATATCAAATTTTCAATATAAAAAAGGTAGTACGCCATTTAATAAAGGTAAAAAACTATCCGATTTTATGTCTGCTGAAGGTATTATGCAATCTAAAAAAACAAGATTTCAAAAAGGAAACGAACCACCAAATACCCACCCTGATGGAAATGGTGCTATTACTTTAAGAAGGGATACTTCTGGTAAGTTATACAAATACATCAGAATTAAAAAAAGTATCTGGAAATTATATCATCGAGAAATTTGGGAAAAGAAGCATGGTAAAATACCACCTAATCATGTGGTTGTTTTTAAGGATAATAATACTCAAAACACAAGAATTGAGAACCTAGAGTTAATTTCTATGACTGAAAATATGTACAGGAATTCGAAACACGACTATCCTAGAGAGGTTATACCATCATTGGTATTAAACAAACAGTTAGAAAATAAGTTAAAATCTTTACAAAATGGAAAAAACTAAAGTAGAGGATCTAAACAATCATGTAATTACTCAAATAGAACAATTGCAAGATAAATATTTAACAATTGATCAGATTCATGAAGAAGTTGAAAATGCAAAAATAATTTCTGTATTGACTTCACCAGAAATTAAAAGTGCTAAGAAATGTCCCATCTGCAACGAAAGAAAAACACTAGATAATTTTTATAGATACTATAATAAAGCTACTAATAAATTTATGCACACCACCTATTGCGATCCTTGTGCCAAAATAAAAAGAAGTATTGCTGCAAAAAAAAGGTATCAAAAAAATAGAGCTGAGGTTCTGATGAAAGTAAAAAAATATCGAAAAGAAAATGCGGACAAAATACGAGAATATGAAGCTCGTAATAAAGATAAAATTAAAAAAACAAAAAGTGAGTATCGCAAAAAATATGTCAAAAATCTTGAGACTCCTTATGTAGCAGCATTGATTGCACAAAAGAAAAAGTGTTCTATTAAAGAAGTGTATGAATTTCCTGAATTAATAGAAGCACATAGAAATTATATCAAATCTAAAAGACGAACTAGAAATTATGGCAAAAAATAAACTATCAGATTTAAACAATCATTTATTCGCTCAGTTAGAACGATTAGGTGAAGAAGATTTAACAATTGAAGAAATCCACAAAGAAGTGGAAAGAGGTAAAACAATCTCTATGCTAGCTTCTACAGTGATTAAAAGCGCTAAGATAACAATTGACTCCATGAGACTAGTAGCAAATGGAGAATACACTGTGAACGAGCTTCCTGAAATGATTGGAATGCATCCAAGGCAAAAACCTAAACCATTAGATTAAATAAATAATTATGAAAAACCAAGTAAAAAACAAACCCTTAATAGACAGCACTTTTAAAGAAGCTGTTAGAATTTGTTTGCAGCAGGATCCTGTAAATGGGTTGTTTAATATAGAACCTTATGGTATGATGCCAGACTGGGATGTAAGTCAAGTAACTAATATGTCTTGTGCTTTTGAGGATCACTCAGATTTTAATGGAAACATTAGTTCTTGGGATGTGAGTAAGGTTACTAATATGTATTGTATGTTTTATAAGGCATCATCTTTTAACCAAAATATTAGCAATTGGAATGTGAGTAAGGTTATTAAAATGTGGTTTATGTTTAATTATGCCACATCTTTTAACCAAAATATAAGTTCTTGGCATGTTTCTAAGGTAACTGATATGGAATATATGTTTTATCTCGCCACATCTTTTAACCAAGATTTAAGCCCTTGGGATGTCAGTAATGTTACTAAACATTTTTTATTTGATAATCAAACTCCAGCATGGACTTTGCCAAAACCTAAATTTTACCAACCTCTAAATAAATAAATTATGAAAAACCAAGAAAACAAACCCTTAACAAACAGCACTTTTCATGAAGCTGTCAGAATTTGTTTGGAGCAGGATCCTGTAAATGGATTGTATAATCTAGAACCTTATGGTATGATGCCAGATTGGGATGTAAGCCAAGTAACTGATATGTCTTTTGCTTTTGAGGATTACTCAAAATTTAATGGAGACATAAGTAAATGGGATGTAAGTCAAGTAACTAATATGTTTTATGCTTTTAAGGATGCCTCAAATTTTAATGGAGACATAAGTAAATGGGATGTGAGTAGGGTTAAATGTATGGATTCTATGTTTAATAATGCATCATCTTTTAATGGAAATATTAGCAATTGGGATACAAGTAATGTTACTGATATGTCTTTTATGTTTTCTGAAGCCTCATCTTTCAATGGAAATATTAGTTCTTGGGATACAAGTAAGGTTACTAATATGTGTGGTATATTTTCTAATGCTTCAGATTTTAATAGAGATATAAGTAAATGGGATGTAAGCAATGTTAAGAATATGGCTTTTATGTTTAATTATGCCTCATCTTTTAACGGAGAATTAAGTACTTGGGATGTGAGTAAGGTTACTAATATGTTTGCTATGTTTCAAAAAGCCAGGTCTTTTAACCAAAATTTAAGTGCTTGGGATGTGAGTATGGTTAGAATTATGCCTTATATGTTTGATAATGCCTCTTCTTTCAATCAAAATATTAGTTCTTGGGATGTGAGTAAGGTTACAGATATGAGTTTTATGTTTAATTACGCCACATCTTTTAACGGAGAATTAAGTACTTGGGATGTGAGTAAGGTTACAGATATGAAATGTATGTTTGCTGGAGCCTCATCTTTTAACCAAAATTTAAGTGCTTGGGATGTCAGTAAGGCTAATAGACATATTTTTTTTAATAAAGGAACTCCAGCATGGCAATTACCACAACCTAATTTTACCAACCTCTAAATAAATAATTATGAAAAACCAAGTAAAAAACAAACCCCTAACAGACAGCACTTTTTATGGAGCTGTCAGAATTTGTTTGGAGAATGATCCTGTAAATGGATTGTATAATGTAGAACCTTATGGTATGATGCCAGATTGGGATGTAAGTCAAGTAACTAATATGTCATATGCTTTTCAAGATGCTTCAGATTTCAATGGAGATATAAGTAAATGGGATGTGAGTAAGGTTATAAGTATGTCTTGGATGTTTTATAAGGCATCATCTTTTAATGGAAATATTAGTAAGTGGGATGTGAGTAGGGTTACAGATATGGCTTGGATGTTTTATCTCGCCTCATCTTTTAATCAAAATATTAGCAATTGGGATGTCAGTAAGGTTACTAATATGAATGGTATGTTTGATAACGCATCATCTTTCAATCAAAATATTAGCAATTGGAATGTAAGTAAAGTTACTAATATGGCTTTTATGTTTTCTGAAGCCACATCTTTCAATCAAAATATAAGTAAATGGGATACAAGTATGGTTAGAAATATGTATTCTATGTTTCAAAAAGCCTTAGATTTCAATGCAAATATTAGCAATTGGGATACAAGTAAGGTTGCAGATATGGATTATATGTTTTATGATGCTTCATCTTTTAACCAAAATTTAAGCGCTTGGGATGTTTCTAATGTTACTGATATGGAATATATGTTTTATGGAGCTTCATCTTTTAACCAAAATATAAGCCCTTGGGATGTCAGTAATGTTACTAAACATTTATTTTTTGATAAAAACACTCCAGCATGGACTTTACCACAACCTAATTTTATAAACCCCTAAATAAATAATTATGTTTATTACAACAGAAGAACAAATCAGAATCATTGACAAATGGAATACAGAAGAAAAATCAACAAGGGATCTTTTATGTTTTTATGAAGGAATGGAAGCTGTCTGGAAATTAATAGCAGAGAAAGATAAAGCAGAAAAAAAGCAACAGGTAATTTTTGAAATTAAAGGAACTAAATTAAAAGGTGTACAAAAAATTCTAAAGGACGAAAGTGCGAAATGATTCAGGATAACTAGACCTCCTAAGAAAAAAAAATAATTAAGGGGGGAGGGGGGCAAACAAAAAGTAAAACGAACTTTCGTACTATTCAATAAAATAAGGGTGTATAGAGAGAAAAAAAGGCTCAAAGTCCGAAATAAAAAAAACAAACAAGAAAAAAATCAATGAAAAATATTAAAATCTCTGTTTTTAAAAGTTTATTTAAGTCTACAGATGTTCCTTTCGACCTTACTTTGGAGCAAATTGTTACTCGAATTCGTACAGGATCTTCTAAAAATAAAATTGATTTGATCCGTAAAGGAGATAAAGAGGTGAAGAAAAAATTACCTTCTATCATTTTTGCTGGTGAGTTCTCTGAGCGAAATAGAAAAGGATTAAAAAAACACTCTGGATTAATGGTGTTGGATTTTGATAAGTTCCCTGATAACAAAACACTCAATAAGCAGCTTGAAACTTTAAAGCAAAACAAACATTTTGTATTGCTTTTTATCTCTCCAAGTGGCAACGGTATTAAAGGAGTTGTGAGAGTTCCTGATACTTTAGATGTAGTGACGCATCCGCAATGCTTTAAAGCGTTTCAAAAGGAATATGAATATAAATACTTTGATATTTCCAACTCTAATGTAGATCGGGTTTGTTTTGAATCTTACGATCCTAATATCTATGTAAACTATCAAGCGGAGTGTTACCAAACAAAACTAATCGACGAAGGATTTACTTATTCTTCAAAAGTACCGGTGTTAAAAATTGAATCTGATGATGCTATTATCTCCAGGGTGATAAAGTTTGATTGGAAAAAAAGCTTTGTAAATGGGCAGAAGAACAACTATGTCTTTGATTTAGCAGGTGCTTTTTGTGAATATGGTGTCGCTCAGTCTACGGCAGAAGCTTTTATTATTAAAAATATTGTTGAAGGAAACTGTAAAAATGAAAAAGCCAAGCTTACAGCTATTAGAAGTGCTTATAAGACCAGAACTCTCAACAGCAAATACTTTGAGGATTACTCTAAAATAGAAAGAATAAAAAGCGATTTAAAGCATGGAAAAGAATATGTCTTAAAAAATCATAAGATCGATGAAAAAACCTATGAGACTTTAAAAGAAGACAAAGAGACTCCGCAATTTTGGTATCTCAATAAAAAAGGAGAGATTAAAATTGATGTTCTTAAATACAAACTCTTCCTGGAGGGTAAAGGATTTAAAAAATACTATCCAAAAGGCGCAAAAAAACCTACTTGGGTTTTTGTACAAAGTTCTATTGTGACTGAAACATCTATTGAATTGATCAAAGATTATGTCTTAAATTATCTTTTGAAAAAAAATGAAATAGATGCGTGGAAGCTGTGTGTGAATTATGCCAATTTGTTTTCAGATAACTTCTTATTAATGCTCGAATCAATTGAGCTTAATATGTTAAAAGATCAAAGGAATAAATCATTTATGGTTTTTAAAAATGGTATTTTAGAAATTACAAAAGATACTGCAAATCTAGTCGGATTTCTTGATGTTGATGGTCATATCTGGCATTCTCAAATTATTAAAAGAGAATTTAAGATCCGTTCTGATTTTAAAAATGATTACCAAACTTTTATCAATAACATTTCTAACAAAGAACCTAGAGCGTTGGAGTGTGTAATTGGCTATCTGCTGAGTACCTACAAAAACCAAATGAACAACAAAGCAATCATCTTAAATGATGAGGTGATTTCTGACAATCCTGAAGGAGGAACAGGAAAAGGATTGCTGGTCCAAGGATTGAGTAGAATAAGAAAAACATCGATTTTAGATGGAAAGTCTTTTGATGACAAAAAAGGATTTCCCTATCAAACAGTTTCTTTAGACTCTCAAATTCTTGTGTTTGATGATGTAAAAAAGAATTTCAATTTTGAGAGTAGATTTTCTTTAGTTACAGAAGGATTGACTTTAGAGCGTAAAAATAAAGATGCTATAAAGCTATCAGTTGAAGATTCTCCTAAGCTGGTGATTTCAACAAATTATGTTATCCAAGGTGATGGAAATAGCCATGACAGACGAAGGCATGAAATTGAAATAGCTCAGTTCTATGGTAGCAAATTAACGCCTTATGATGATTTTGGGAAAGAGTTATTTGTTGAATGGGATGAGAAAGATTTTCAAAAGTTTGACAACTATATGGTGTACTGCTTACAGCAGTATTTAACGTATGGTTTAATTGCGCCACCAGCAAAGAATTTAAAACAACGAAAGTTAATTTCACAAACCTCCAAAGATTTTGTCGATTGGATTGCTGATGACAATATTGAGTTTGGAATTAGAATCAATAAGTCTGATTTCTTTCAAAAGTTTACCAATGAAAATCAAGATTACAATAATAAAATATTCAAGAGAAATACTTTTAATCGATGGGTCCAGAAGTATTGTTCTTATATGAATTATGAGTTCAACCAAGGGAGTTCTAATGGAATAAAATGGTTTACTGTTGTAGATCCTAATAAAAAACATCAAGAAATAGAATTAGAAGAAATACCATTTTAAGTTATGACCGTTGGTGATTTCATCTTTAATAAAAAGTATCTAAGAAATTTAGAAAAGTACTACGGTCAAAATGTTCAAGACATGAGCATAAAAAATAGAATTGCAATCTGTAAAGAAATTGAAAGAGTAACACAAATACAATGTTCCATTTTAGAACCTATCAAAAAAATATCATAGAAGAAGGCACAAAGAGACTGTCAAGACTTCGCATCATCCTATTGGCGATGGAGGTAAGAACCGGTAAAACTTTAACCTCGTTAGGTATTGCAAACAATATGGATATAAGCTCTGTTTTGTTTGTAACTAAAAAGAAAGCTATTTCTTCTATTGAAGCTGACTATAATTTACTTGGTCCAAACTATTCTATTAAGGTTATCAACTATGAATCGGTGCATAAGCTAACAACAAATGATTATGATTTAATAATTGTAGATGAATCACACTGTTTAGGTGCATTTCCAAAAGCATCTGTGAGGACCAAACGTATTAAAGAAATCATAGCAAGTAAGTATTGTATTCTCTTATCAGGAACTCCAACTCCTGAGAGCTGGTCTCAAATCTTTCATCAGTTTTGGATTAGTGAGTATTCTCCCTTTCCTCAGAAATCTTTTTACGCATGGGCAAAGAGTTATGTAGATGTTACCAAAAGAAAGATAAACGGATATGATGTCAATGATTACACCAAGGCAAATGAAAATCTAATCAGACAAAAAGTGTCAAAACATATTATCTCCTTCTCCCAAAAAGAAGCAGGTTTTACTTCACAAGTAAACGAACATATTTTGGAGGTAGAAATGAAGCCAACAACCTATGCATTGGTTAGAAAAGTAGAAAAAGACAAAGTATATCAGAGCGCAAAAGGAAGTGTCATCTTAGCAGATACTCCGGTGAAATTGATGCAGAAGGTCCATCAGTTATACTCAGGTACAATTAAGCTAGAGGATGGTACTTCTGCTATTATTGATAATAGCAAAGCAGTCTATATCAAAGAGAAATTTAAAGGAAAGAAAATAGGGATTTTTTACAAATTTAAAGAAGAATTAAAACTATTACAGTCTGTCTTTGAGGACAAGCTTACAATTTGCTTAGATGAATTTCATAGCACATCTAAGAACATAGCATTACAAATTGTAAGTGGTCGTGAGGGGATTAGTCTATCAAAGGCAGACTTCTTAGTGTATTTCAATATAGATTTTAGTGCTACAAGCTATTGGCAAAGTAGAGATCGGCTGACTACCAAAGAGAGACAACAGAACGATGTGTATTGGATTTTCTCCAAGGGTGGTCTGGAGCAAAAAATTTATGAGAAAGTATTGGAAAAGAAATCATTTACAACGAAGCATTATGAGAGAGTATCTAACAATTACTAATGAAGATAACATGGAGCTGATGAAGCGTTATCCAGACAATCATTTTGATTTGGCGATCGTAGATCCGCCTTATGGGATAGGGATTGCTAAAAACGGAAAATTACATAACCATTTTAAATTTGAAAAAGGTTTTAAACAGACATCTAATTTTAAACCTACTAATTGGGACAATGCAATACCTACCGAAGATTATTTTAATGAATTAAAAAGAGTAAGTAAAAATCAAATTATTTTTGGTGGAAATTACTTTTTAAATTATTTAGGGTGTTTAACTTGTTTTATTGTTTGGTATAAAAAAGGTGCAGACAAAAACCCCAATTTTTCTCCAATGGAATTAGCTTGGACAAGTTTTAAAAAACTACCTGTACATTACGATATACCTTGGTTAGGATTTGGGTATATAAATTCTGGCGAAAAGAAAATACATCCAACACAAAAACCTTCTTTGCTATATGGTAATATATTAAAAGATTTTGCTAAAGAAGGAAACAAAATACTTGATACTCATTTAGGAAGTGGAAGTATAGCAATTGCAGTTGATTCTGTAAACAAGATAGAGAAAATGAATCTTACACTTACAGCTTGTGAATTGGATGTAGACTATTTTAATTCTGCAACCAAAAGGATAGAAGAACAAACGAAATGGAATAGTCTTTTTTAATGAGCGAAGCAACCTATCAAAAGAAATTAATAAAAGAATTGGAAGCTGAGGGATATTATGTTCTGAAGCTCATCAAAACAAATAAGAACGGAATTTGTGATCTTTTGGCAATAAAATCACAAGGTAAACTATGCGATGTTAAATTCATCGAGGTAAAAGGCAGACTTACTAAAGTGAGTGAACTGCAAAAGTATAGAATAAAAGAACTTAAAAAATTAGGATTCAATGCAACAATTAATAGAGAGTAACGTAGGACTGCCTGACTTTGTTACCATGACAAACTTCTGCGAAGAAAGAGGCTATGAGGTGGAGTTTATTTCCTCCAAAAAAGGAATCACTTGTGATATTTACAAAGATCAAAAATTGAAAAAGTCTGGAAGCATTATTTATGGATCCTGTATAGAAGCGCAAAAAGATACCTATTCTAAAATTTATAAAGCTCTTGTAGGATGGTAACACTCAAAAAAATAATGAAAAAGATTCTACGAGAGCTTAAAAGATACGCAATAGCAGTACATTTTATAAAAAAGTAAAACCTTCTTAATAGCCCCTAAAAAAGTCGCCCTAACATGGTCTATTAATGAATTAACTAACTCAATGTTAGGGTGCAAAATTATTATGATTTCAAAAAAATTTAAGTATGCTAATGGAGATGAAGTTGTAGAGAAAATTACAGGCTTCACAGGTACAATTACTGGCACTTGCTTTTACCTTACAGGGTGCAATCAGTATTTAATTACTGCAAAATCAAAGGATCAATCGAAAGAACCAACTGCATTATGGTACGACGAAGGGAGAATTGAATTGATAAAAAAACAAGTATTTGAAAACGATGATGTAAAAGCTAATGATAACGGTTGTGACTTAATTCCTACTGTTGGTATGCGTGGTGCTTAATAATCTAACAAACTATCTAGAGAACAAAACAGCTAAACTTACCCTCTTAATAGTCTTTAAAAAGTCACCCTAACATGGACTATTAATGAATTAACTAACAAATTGTTAGGGTGCAAAATAATTATGAGTAAAATTAAAAAGTTTGGAATGGTCGATACAAAACTTGTTAGTCTCCCTAAAAATTTTAAGATTAATCTGTCCGAATCAGAAATTAAACTTAAAAAAAAATATGGTACTTTTTTTATTGATTATCATGTGAATGAATACTAACATCTCCATTAAGCTCCTCTACTTTTTGAGGTACAACTAAAAAAAATATTTCTGCAGAATAAGAAACATGAAAAAAATATTTAAATATGAAATGAGCATTAAGGAAAAGCAAGAAATTGAATTACCTATAAATGCTAAAATTATAAGGGTAGACGATGTGGATGGTAAGTTCTTTTTATGGGCTATTGTCGAATCACCTGAGGAAGACCAAAAAAATGATACGGAAGTAAGATTCTTTGAGTTTTACAAAACAGGACAAGAAATCTTAACGCCAACTAAAAACTTAAAATATATTGGTTTTTGCAAACTATTTATTATGCAAGAATTGGGATTATATGTTTTTGAAAACATAGCCAAATGAAATACGGATCTCTACCAAAATATCTAGGGACTCACAAAATACAATGTGAGGAAATGTTGTTTTATCAATATTTACCTATAAAGCTAAAAAATCAAACAGAATTAATATTTGAAGAAAGGTTAAAATGTTTTGAGAAATTAATTGGTAATATTTGTTGTGATTTTGTAGGTGAATATGGATTAAACCGATTTGTTACAAGTTATATTTATTTAACTGCAAAGAAAATGTATCAAGTAAACAATTGTTCTTTTAATAGAAAAGGCTATCACTCTGACGGATTTTTAACTGAAGATATAAATTATATTTGGAGCGATAAAAACCCAACTGTATTTAATTACTCTTCTTTTAAATTAACACAAGAAGACACTATTTCTCTTTACGAAATGGATAAACAAGCAAATAAAAAAACAATTAAGATTTATCCTGAAAACAGTCTTTTAAGATTAGATCAATTTAACATACACAAAGTAAACGAAAATAAAGAGTTGGTTTTAAGAACATTTGTAAAGGTTTCTTTTTCTTCTGATAAATATGATTTAAAGGGCAACTCAAAAAACTACTTACTAGATTATAATTGGAAAACAAGAGATAGAGGATTGGAAAGAAATATACCGCAACAGTTAATTAATAATTAAATACTATGGGATTTAAAAAAGAAAATAATTTCATTCAATGGAAAGGAACTGATTTATGCATGGACTTTTATTGTGAATGTGGTGAATTTAACCACTACGATGGATACTTCGCTTATTATGTAAAATGTAATGGTTGTGGACAAGTTTATAAAATGGATACAAAAGTAAAAATGAAAAAAACTAATAAAAAAGATTGTACTCCATTAGAAAGTTATACGCAATAGTTTTTATAATCTCCACCAAGCTCCTCTACTTTTTTGAAGTATAACTAAAAATCATTACTTTTATAAAAAAACCGATTTCCCTAGATCATAAAAAATTGAAACTATGGAATTCAAAATGATTAAAGGAACTACGCAAGAAGTAGAGGATCAACTCAACAAGCTAAAAAAAACCTTTTGGGTGCAAGTGGAAGGTATGACATCAACAGACCAGCAGACTATCTTATGTCTAAATCTCTTAAGTCTAGAAGATGAAGCTTTTACCTTACGTAAAGTATAGCATCGCTAATTTTAGCTATTTTAAGACCTGAGCGTCAATTATTTAAATTTTTTGTGTACATTTATTGTATGAAAAAGTTTATACCCCTAATGCTGCTAGCTATAGCAGTAAGTTGTTCTGAGAACAAACAAGAAGAAATCATTATTACTCCACCTGGAAAATATGACCATTGCTTTAATGTCATTTCAGTTGCCACAAATGAAGCTAGTTGTGATAATAAATTAGCTATTGAAGTAGTCAAACATTATGATTATTTGTACACAGATTATCGTTTATTCAATAGAAGAACAATCTGTATTAATGAAGATAATTTTGAGTTCAATGACTTTAGACTAGGTCAACTAATTTGTGATCTTTCCATCTACAAATAATTTTACAAGATTAAAATAACCTTTTTAATTTTTTATGATTAATTTTGAGTAACCCCTAAAAGGGAAAGTGCTACACACTAACGTATTGCAGTAAATTTAAAACACCATTAAAATAATGGTGCATCCCTGTATACGTTCAATTCATAAGTTGTGTATGTACATATATAGGATCAAAAGAAATACAGTTCATCATGATTATTCCATTCAATACGATACTAAAGAAGAAGCTCTTGAATGGTTTGAATCAAAAGGAAAATTATTAGAAAAAGTTAGCAATCGAAAATTTATATTATTTAGAAATAGTTTAAGAGTAAAAGATGGCGCATCCAAGTAGAATATTTAAGACTCCAGAAGCTTTGGAAAAAGCTTTTGAAGAATATAAGGCTAATCAATTAAAAAAGGCAAAGAAATGGCTTAGGATCCAATACGTTGGTAAAGAGGGTGCAAGAAAGACTGATGCTCAAAAACTCCCATTAACTATGGATGGATTCGAGATATTCTGTTATAAAAAGTATGGATGTGTAGAGCAATATTTTAAAAATCAAGACAATTATTATACAGACTTCATTCCCATCTGTTCGCGTATAAAAAAAGAAATTCGAGAAGATCAAATAACAGGAGGGATGCTAGGCTTTTACAATGCGTCAATTACACAGCGTTTGAATGGCTTGGCAGAGAAACAACAAACAGAAATAAAAGCCTCTATTAATATACCAAAGCTCCCGGATATTGGAACTCGAGAATAAGTATAAGTACTCTAAAGCCTATTTTAAAATATTAGATTTAATAAAGTCTAATCCAAAAGAGAATGTCTTTGTTATAAGAGGAGGTCAAGGAGCTGGTAAAACAGTTAGTATCATTCAACTGATCATCCAAAGTCTATGTTCTTCACCAAAGGAAGCAACGATACTTTCTTCGGAGTTGTCAAAGATGAAGCGGACCGTCATCAGAGACTATAAGAAAATATGTAAAGATTGGGGTGTTTTAGCAAATGAGCTAGATTACAATAAATCGGAAAGCAAACATGAGTATCAAAACGGAAGCTATTTAGATTTCTTAGGTGCTGATGTCAATGATGTAGGAAAGGGATTCCGTAGAGATATTTTGTACATTAATGAAGCAGATAAGATGGAGGTAGATACTGCGGTGCAGTTTATCTCCAGGGCAGGCTTAACCATTATAGATTACAACCCGGACAGTTTGTTCTGGGGAGATGATTACATCAATGAAAATAACTTTATCACACTAACCTATGAAGACAATGAGTTCCTTGCAAAGAGTGAAGTTAAATCAATATTAGATTATAAGCATAAAGGGTTTTTCAATATTGAGTTACCCACAGAGTCTTTGTTCTTTGATGGTAATGTAAAGAATAAGTATTGGGCAAATAAGTGGAGGGTATATGGCTTAGGCTTAACAGGAAACTTAGATGGGATTGTCTTTGACAATTGGAGTATTGTAAGTAGTATCCCTGAAGGCGCACGTTTGATTGGGATCGGCTTAGACTTTGGATACACCAACGATCCAACAGCAGCGGTTGAGGTATATAAGTACAATGATAAAAGAATCTTAAACGAAATTGTCTATAGAACAGGGATGCTTAACAATGATATTGCTGAGGTCCTGCCAAAAAATACTTATGTCTATGCTGATAGTGCAGAACCCAAATCTATTGAAGAAATCCGAAGAACAGGTGTTAATATATTGCCTGTTAAGAAAGGAGCAGATAGTATTGTTTTTGGAATACAGACCATGCAAACACAAGAGTATTTAATTACTTCCAGATCAAAAAATACGATCAATGAGTTCCAAAAATACACATGGGCTAAAGACAAAAGAGGAGATACACTCAATAAACCCATTGATAAATTCAACCATGCTATTGATGCGATCCGGTATCATGAGATGATGGACTTAGGAATACAGCACAAAGTATTCTTTTTTTAAATTAACATTATAAATTTTATTGATTATTTTTGGTTATACAATAAATTTTAACTATTATATGGGGCTTTTAGATATCTTCAAACGGAATACAAATAAATACTACGAAGCATTTTTTAAGTTGCTAGGTGCAAATTGGACTGCTTATGACAATAATGCACCAACCTATATTGAGGAAGGGTATAACATCAATCCGATTGTATATGCTGTTGTTTCTCAGATGGCAACCAAAACTTCTTCAGTTCCTTTCAAGATAAAAAAAATAGAAAGCAAACAGACAAAAGCTAAGATAGACAACTTACTTAAAGCCACCGGTTATAATTTAAGCGCACAACAATACGGTAAGAAAATGCTGTTAGAGAAAAAGGCGTACAGTTCTGATGACATCGCAATGCCTTTGGAACGACCAAACCCATTACAGACATGGGCGGAGTTCCTAGAGCTTTACAAAACCTTTATGAAGCTAACCGGAAATGCGTACATCTATAAGTTGAGAGTTGCTGATGGACCAAACGCTGGTGAAATAAAAGGAATATATTTACTCCCTTCACATTTAATGAATATTGTTTTAAAACCCAATGCGGATTTAATGAGTATTGAATCTCCAATAGGTGGCTATAAACTAATCAGTGGTGAAGGGATAGAGTTTACCCATGAAGAGGTTACGCATATCAAATACCCAAATCCTAACTACGATACCAACGGAGCGCATTTGTACGGTTTCAGTCCAATCAGAGCGCTGTTAAAGAATGTTCAATCTTCTAATACTGCATTAGATTTGAATATCAAAACAATGAACAATGGTGGTGCATTTGGGTTTGTACACTCCAAAGGTCCAACACCATTGACAGATGCTCAGGCAAAAGGAATTAAAAGCAGGATAAAAGATGCGTTTAATGACAAAGACAAGCTCTCACAAATCATGGGAGTTTCTTCGGAGATTGGCTTCACCAGAATAGGGATGACCACAGATGAGTTGAAATTGTTTGACTACTTAAACTTTGATCAAAAGCAAATTTGTAATGCCTTGGGTTGGTCTGATAAATTACTAAACAATGATGCAGGTGCAAAGTATGACAATGTAAACTCCTACCGTAAGCAGACTGTAATAGACAATATCATCCCAGATTTAAACTTATTTACGGAAGCATTTGACAGTGATATATTGCCAAGCTTTAAAGGCTATGACAAGACTTGTCTTGTGTTTGAATACTCAGAGTTACCAGAGATGCAGCAAGACATGACTCAGATGATTGCATGGATCAGACCATCAATAGAGATAGGATTGATGAGCAGAGAAGAGTCAAGAACTTTTATGAAGCTCCCAAAGACTGAGAATGAGAGCATGAAAGAATTTACAGTCAATGCAGATATTATGACACTTGAGCAAAGCTTAGATGATTTCCCAAATGTAGTTCCGAATGATCAGGCAGTTTAGAAAGCAATGGTTGAAATGGCATGGTTCTTACGAGAAGAAAGCTAGAATTATTTTCCAACGGACTTTTAAAGAACTGGCAAGGTCCATTCCGTTTGAAAGAATGACAGAGGATACCTATCCTATTTATATTTCTTTCCATGTCTCAGAACAAGTGATTAAAGAAGCCTATTTTAAAGTGTATAAAGAAATAGGAATGCTGCATGGTAAAAGGGTAGGAAAGCAAATCAATAGACAAATAGGGCAAAAGGATTATACCATTGATGGGTTTACGAATGAATTCTTAAACAACTTATTTCAGTGGATTTCTAAAAACACAGGGCAAAGAATTGTGAGTGTCCGTGAAAAGTATATTGTCTTTATTAGAACAATTGTTGCAAATGGCTTGGAGGAAGGAAAAAGTATTTCTGAGATAGCTACAGAAATGCAACGGATTATAAAAAGCAGAAATTTCTACCGATGGCAGTCGCTAAGAATTGCAAGAACTGAGACAACTACTGCTGCCAACTATGCTGCTTCAGTAGCATCCAATGTGAGTGGTGTAATTATGGATAAAGTATGGATCAGTGCTTTGGATGCTCGTACCAGAAGACCACCTGAGTCTGTTTTTGACCACTATTCCATGAACCAAAAAATAGTTCCTTTAGCAGAACCATTTGATGTAAGTGGCGAAAAACTTATGTTTCCTGGAGCGCCTACAACTCCTACTGGTGCTGAGACAAGTGCGCAAAATGTCATCAATTGTAGATGCACTGTTGCACGAATTGTGAGAAGAGATAAAGAGGGCAACATCATACGAGTATAAATATTATTTATTAAAATCCACTTTGGTATAATTAATATTTATATTTGTGTATATGGACACTATTTTAAAATATAAAAGCATTTTTGGATCGATTGAGGACATCGATATGAAGAACAAAATAGTCACTGGATACTTGTCATCATTTGGCAATAAAGACTATGATGATGACATCATTTTGCGAGGTGCTTATAAGAAATCTATAACCGAGCGCAAAAACGATATTTACTTCTTAAACCAGCACGATTGGAAGCAACCGCATGGGAAGTTTAATGTATTGGAGGAAAGAGAGAAAGGCTTATACTTTGAGTCTACGCCTCTGATAGATACAAGCTATTCTATGGATGCTTTAAAATTGTACCAAGCTGGTATTGTGAAAGAACATTCTGTTGGTTATCAGGTTATGAAAGAAGAGTACAGTAAAAACGACCAAGCTAATATCATTAAAGAAATCAAACTTTACGAAGGATCCAATGTAACCTTAGGAGCAAATAGTAATACTCCTTTTACCGGTTTTAAGTCATATAATTTAAAGCAGGTGAATGATCAATACAAACAAATTTTAAAAGCGTACAGAAATGGCACGTTTACAGACGAAACGTTTGGCTTGTTAGATATTGCCTTAAAGCAATTACAAGCGCAAATGTTTGAATTAGGAAAAAAATCACTTGAGACTACAACAGCCGACAATGTCACTGATATAGAAGTTAAAAAGCCGATTATAATTAGTACAGAAAAACAAATTATTAACGATTTTTTAAAAAACCATAAATGGAATTAAAAGAACAATTAGAGGCTTTATCTTCAAAATTAGAAGGGAAGTCCAAAGAACAAATAAAAGCGGACCTTACTGCTTTTGAGAAAAAAAACAATGAATTAATTGAAACATCAATCAAATCTGTTAGAGAAGAATTAGCAGCAGAAATGAAGGCTATTCAGGACCATGCAGATAAACTAGATGTGAAGTTGCAAGCGAAGCAAAAAGAAGAGAGCAATGCGAATACTGATCCTTTAGTAAAATCAATTTCTGATAATATTGATAAAATAAAAGAGGTAAGAACAGGGAAAGCTTTTGAAATTAAAGCAGTAGCAAATATGACTACAGCGAATTTAACTGGTACAGCACCGAGAACGTACAATTTCGATATTGTGAAGTTTCCATCACAGAAAGTTAATGTTGAGGACTTTGTAGGGAGTGTATCTGCACCAAATGGTATTTATACCTATACTGTTGAAGGAGCTGGTGAAGGATCTATTGGTTCACAAACTGAGGGAGCTGATAAAAATCAAAGAGATTATGACTTCACTTCAATAGATGTATCTACTGACTTTATTGCTGGGTTTGCGCGTTACTCTAAGAAAATGAGAAACAACCTTGCTTATATAACGACTTCTATTCCAACAATGTTAAGACGTGATTATTTCAAGGCTGAGAATAGCTCTTTCCAAACTGTTTTAGCAGCAGGAGCCACTGCTTCTACTGAGAAAATTACAAATAATACAAAAGCAGGAATGTTAATCAATGAGATTGGGAAGTTAGAGGATGCTGATTATTCTGAGAACAACTTAATTGTTGTAAAGCCTACAGACTATCTAAGCATCTTGAAAACAGCTAAACAAGACTTAGCAAGTGCAGTGACTTATGAGGCAGGGGTCTTAAGAGTTGCAGGAGTGCAGGTTTTAAAAGCTTCATCATGGTTACCAGCTAACAGTTACTATGTAGGAGACTGGTCTCGAGTGAATAAGATAATTACTGAGGGTGTTTCTATAGAATTCTCTGAGGAGGAAGGAAATAACTTTGTTAAAAATAACATCACAGCAAGAGTAGAAGCGCAAGTTGCTATTGTTGTAGAGCAACCAGCTGCAGTAATTTTAGGTGATTTTACAGCAACCTAGAATTTATTTATAGAAGCCCATTATTTCGGTAATGGGCTTTATATAATTTTTTAAATATGGTTTTAATAACAAAAGATTTTTTTAGCATCAAGCTTCAGAAGAATTATAAAAAGGGTGAAAAAGTTTCATTCACTGAAGAATTAGAAAAACATTATATAGAGAGTGGATGCGCAAAGAAAATAACTGACAAGAAAACAAAAGAGAAAAAGCTGTCAATTAAAAAGAAATAATGAGCTATATCAATATCATTCCATTACAAGATGCCAGAGTGTACCTAAGAATAGATGACACATTAACTCAAGATAATGAAGCAATTACTAGAATGATCAATGCTTCTTTAGCGAAGATTGAGCAAATGACCAACGTTCATTTAATTGCAAAAAGTAAGGAGTATATTTTTGATGATTTAAAGGCGACTGTTTATGATTTTCCAATCAATAGTCTTACAAGTCCAACGACTGCAACAAAGGTAGAAAAGACACAATACAGTGTGTACACCGCTGCATTGAAAACGGATTTAAAATTAGTCTTAAACGTAGGATACGCTAATGTTTCAGATGTGCCAAAAGATTTGATTGAGGTGGCTTATGAGATGATTGACATCATGTATTACAACAAAGAAAATAAGCTGTCTAATTTATCACAAGCTACATTAGATGCTTACAGAAGGTTTATCTAAATGGCAAAAAGAACAACGAATAGAAGATTTTCAAAAATAGTTGAATTGTGGCAAACAGCTTTTGTTTTTGATGGATTCAGTGGGAAGACTCCTGGTGAAGATGTCTTATTAACTAAAAGTTGGGCTGAGATAAAAACTGCCAATGCTACTAGTAGGTTTAGAAATACAGACAACGGAATTACAAGTAATACCAATCAAATTATAATAACCACTAGAAAAAGAAAAGATGTAACATACAATTCTGTCAATCAATTTATAGTGTATAGGGGAGAAAAATATACCATTTCAAACCAACCCTATGAAGTTGATTTTGATAACTCTTTGATTGAGATAGTGGCAACAAAAAACGCTGTTAAAAGCGTTACTGAAATTGTTCCAGTTGGGGAGAATTTATTTGATTTAACATTCGATAACACATTTAATTAATATGAGCATAAAGGGAAATGCTGAAGTCATAAGAGATGAAACAGCAACAGGCGCAAATACAGCCGCTAGAGTAGGGAGTAACTTGGTTGAAATCGCTGATGATTTAATAGACAAAAATGCACAAATAGCACAAAACACTTCAAAGGTTGGTTATACTGATGCTCTGGTAGCAGCAGCACCAAGTGTAACGACTAATGGAACTAATATTGCAACCAATGCAACCAATATTGCAAATAATACGACCAACATATCATCTAACGATACTGACATCGCTGCAAATGTGGCAAATATTGCTGCAAATACTTCAGGGGTAGCATCCAACCTTAATTCATTGAGTGCAAAAGTAAATATCTCTTCTATTGTAAATGATTTGACAACAGGAGGAGCTGCAGTGCCATTGTCTGCACAGCAAGGTGTTGCTTTAAAAGCATTAATTGATTCAGGGGGTGTTGTTCCAATAAACAATTTAACCTCTACAAGTACTACAATTCCTTTGGCAGCAAACCAAGGGCGTGTTTTAAAAGGCTTGGTAGATGGTAATACTGCAAACATAACAACCAACACTTCAGGAGTTGCAACCAATGCCTCAGGAGTTGCAACCAATGTATCTAACATAGCAACCAATACTTCTGGTGTTGCAACTAATACTTCAGGTATTGCAACCAATGTATCTAATATTGCAACCAATACTTCAGGAGTCGCAACCAATGTAACAAACATAGCAACCAACACCTCAGGAGTTGCTACTAATGTAACTAATATTGCAACCAATACTTCTGGAGTTGCAACCAATGTAACAAACATAGCAACCAATGTAACAAACATAGCAACCAATACCTCTGGAGTTGCAACCAATGTAACAAATATTGCTACAAATACCGCTGCAATAGCAACTATAGGAGGTTCATTTACAGGAGGTATTTGGAACGGTTATACCTATCAAACAGTAACTTCACCCACAACAGGGCGTGTGTGGCTCGATCGAAATTTAGGAGCGCCTCAAGTTGCTACTTCTTCAAATGACAGCAACGCTTACGGATTTTTATACCAATTTGGAAGAAGTGACGATGGGCATCAATTAAGAAATTCAAGTACAGGAAGTACTAAATTAAATAGTGTTTATTCTCCTAATGATTTGTTCATCATTAATAATTCAATTTGGGCAAATGATTTCAATTATAAAGTTTGGCAAGAAGATTGGGAGGGTGAGCAATTAAATAGCGTAGCACCTAAAGGGTTTCGATTGCCAACACAAACAGAATTCAACAACGAGATTGCAGGATTTACATCAAACGATACAAGTGGAGCTTTTGCAAGCTTTTTAAAACTGCCAATAAATAAAAAAAGAGACTATGGAAACGGATCAATTAGCACTGCGGCAGAAGCTTATTTATGGTGTAGTGATTATGTTACAGTAAAATTCACAAGCTCTAGTGCAACTTTTTCTAGTTTAGCATTTGGAACAGGTTGTGGCGTTAGATTGATTTTGGATAATTAATGGCAGTCAAAGGGTTACAGAAAGTTTTGAAAAACCTCCATAAGTTTGGAGCTGAGGCAGCTGTTGAAATTGATAAAACAACATTTGCAATTTCCGAAGCTATTGCAAGAGAAGCGAAAACAAATGTTAGAAAAAATCTTAATAATTTAGGAAAAAGCATTCATACGGTTGCACTTGGAGAATCTGATTATAAAGTAGTAGTAGGAGCTTCCTATGGTGCTTACGTAGAGTTTGGAACAGGGATAAAAGTTCAAGTTCCCACTGAAATGCAGGAGATAGCATCACAATTTAAAAATAAAAAATCAGGTTCTTTTGAAACAGGATTGCGATCGATAAAAGATTGGTGTAAAAATAAAGGAATTGATGAGAGTGCTGCATATCCTATTTTCATAAGCATTTTAAATGATGGAATACAACCTAAACCTTATCTATACCCAGCGTTTGTGAAAGGTAGAAAACAATATAAAAAAGATTTGAAGGATTTATTAAAAATATTAACTAAGAAATATGAATAAAAGTTTGCCAGATAAATGGATCCGAAAGGCGGTTTATGATGCAATTAATAATATTGTAGTTGATACATTTACCATTCCTTGCTTTGATGGGAGAGTTGTAGGAAATGTTATTCCGGATCATTTTATACTGTTAACGACTCAAACTTCGGATGTAGACAAAGCAAATAAAACAGAGTCGAGATGGGAGAGTTCTATTTTAATTGATATTGTTACAACTTACAAAAGTACTTCAAACCCCGGTTCAAGAGTACTTGCAGACAATATTTTAGATGCTGTTAGAAATGCGACCAATAATTTAACGCTAGATGCTAGCTGTGGTTTGATTATTAGGAACAGGATTCAATCTTTTCCAAATGACATTATTACGGTTTCTCAAAATGAAAATATTTTTAGAAAATTAATGAGAATCGAACTAACTATAAATTAAAATTATTAAAAACGACATTGATATAAATAATATTTATATTTGTGTATAACCAAATAAATTACAAAAAAAATGAGTGAAACAATATTAGGAAATGCAGAAATACTGTATATCTGGGACGGAAGTTCGGCTTACGAGCCGATTGCGTGTTTAATTTCAAACGGTCTTTCTGAAAGTGTATCTGAGGTTGCAAGTGTTAACAAATGCTATCCACAACAAACAATTAGAAAAGGCGGAACTCATGCTTACGAAATTCCGTTTGAAGGAGAATACATAAAGACTGAAGCTGGGAAAGTGTCTTGGGTAGAGATTAAAACAAAGCTTAGAACAAAAGGAAATTTTACTTGGAAAATTGTTACTACATATGCAGACGCAACAGCAGACATTGAGTATGGTACAGCTTTCTTTTCTAGTCTAGAGAAAACCTCACCAGCAGGAGATGAAAACATTACTTTTTCAGGAACTTTATTAGGCTCTGGACTTATAGTTGCAGTAGATCCACACGCTTAAAACAAGACGATGAAGAAAAATAGTATAACACTAGATTTTGGATCTATAAAATTAGAGTTCTTTTTTGGTTTGTCTTTTTTAGGGGAATTTTTAGAAGAAGAAAAAATTGACTTGCAAGGTATTTATGCTGCGATTAATACCAATCCCTATGCCTTTGTGCCTAATTTAATGTATAAGAGTCACTTACATAATTGTAAGAGACAAGGAGAAAATTGTAATTTAAAATTATTTGAAATGGCTGATTTAATTGAGGAGTCAGGACATTTTAAAGATGGTTCGGAGAGTTCAAAGTTTTTAGAAGTTTTTTTACAGTCTATTTTAGATGGATTGCCAAAAACAGAAACAAAAAAAAGTAACTCAAAAAAAAAATAAACTGGGATGCTGATGTGGTTTCTCTGTGTTTAGGAGAATTTAACTGCTCTTATGAAGAATATTGTAATATGACATGGGCGGAGTTTCAACTTCGCCTTTTTGCTTTTAATAGGATGCAAAAAAGAGAGTGGGAAAAGATTGCTGAACTCTCTACCAATATTATTATTGCCGGGTTTATTGATGGAAAAGAAAAGAAGAAAAGAATTAACCAAATACAAAAAGCTTATTTAAACACCACTCCATCAAAAGGCATGAGTGAAGCAATGAAACAAGCAATTTTAAAAGCACAACAAGAATATAATAATAAAAAGTAATGGCAGAATTAAGCGTAGGTATTAATGGAAAAATGGATGGGCTTCAAAAAGCTTTAAAAGATTCTGAAAAAGCTTTAAAACAATTTGAGAAAAAAGCTTATAAAATTTCTAAATCTTTAGAAAGAAATGCAATATCTACATCAAAGCTTTCAACTTTAACAGAAAAACTTTCTGCTAAATATGCAAACGGTACTATTTCACAGGCAAAATATGAAAATTTAACAAAAAGAATTGCTATTCAAAACGTTAATTTATCTAATAAATCTAAACAATTAAGTGCAGAATTATTAAAGGTAAATAGAGCCACTAAATCATTAGGTGCTTCTGGCGGTGGAATGAATAAGTTAAAAACGCAGACCGTTAACGGAAACGCTGCAATGACTGCCTTTAGTAGAACTGTTCAAGATGCGCCCTTTGGTATCATGGGGGTCTCCAACAACATCACCAACTTAACGGAACAATTTGGTTATTTAAAGAACAAAACAGGATCTGCTGGAGGTGCTTTAAAAGCAATGCTCAGAGATTTAAAAGGTTTTGGAGGAGTTACATTGGCAATCTCCTTAGTAACCTCTGCTCTAGTACTTTTTGGAGATAAATTGTTTCAAACAAAAGACAAAACAAAAGAATTAAGAGATGAACAGGAGAGACTCACAAAGTCTTTAGATGACTATATTTTTGGGTTATCTGCTGTAGAAAAAGCCAATGTAAAAGGAGAGCAAAACGCACAAAAGGAATTAACTACTTTAAAACTTTTAAAATCTCAAATAGAAAACACAACCTTATCTACTGAAAAGAGATTAGAGGCTGTTAGAGAAATTAGGAGAATTTATCCTTCATATTTAAAAGATATGTCGAATGAAAAAATTCTAAATGGAGGCTTGGCAACAACGTATGATACCTTAACTACTTCTATTTTAAATAGAGCCAAGGCAACTGCTGCTACAAATATGATCGTTAAAAACAGCGAAAAGCTTATAGCTTTAGAAGGTAAATTAGCAGCAAAAAGTAGCGAAGTAGCAGAAGAACAAAAAAAAGTAAATAAAGCAGTCGAAAAGTTTAAACAGAAAAGATTAGCTATAAATCCAACTATTGATTTTTCAACAGGAGTTTTTAAAACTGAACTAAAGAATATAACTAATGCTTATTCTGAAGCTCTAGATAAAGTAAAAGAAGAACAAAGCAATTTAGAAAATCAAATTAAAGATTTAAAAGTAGATAATACTGGTTTAGAGAAAATTATAGGAGATGTTGGTGGAATTACTATACCTGTTACAACTACAGGGAAGGAAATAACAGAAAAAATAAAAGCTTTAGAGTTACCATTGGCTGAGGGTATTGCTAGTATTAATAATTCGATACCTGAACTCGAATTAGCATCTACTGAAATTAATTGGGAAAAATATTTTAATCTTGAACAATTAAAAGAACAACAAAAACTCTTGGCAGAAAGAGCTGAGCAGATTAATCAAATAATGCAGCAAACTTTAGTCAGTAGTGTTACTAATACTTTAACAGATTTAGGAACTGCTATTGGACAAGGAACTGCTAACGCAACACAAGTTATTATTGGGGGGATGGGATCTTTATTATCTGCAATGGGTGATAAACTTATTCAATTAGGAACTGCAGCTGTTTTGGCTGGAACAATAACTAAGTTATTTGGAAGTATTGAAGGAATTGGTGCTGGTTTTGCGGCAATTGCTGGTGGAATTGCCTTGAAGGCAATAGGAACAGGAATGACAGATTTTGCTGGTGCTGGAGCAGGTAGTCAAGATAGCGGTTCTGTTTCAAGTGGCACAAGTACTTTTTCTCCAAGTTCAAGCAGCTTCTCTGGAGGTGGATCATCAGGTGGTTTGCAAAATGTAGTGTTTGAAATACAGGGAACTAAATTAGTAGGCGTCTTGTCAAATACGCTCTCAAGAAACAGAGCTTTAGGTGGTTCATTAAGTCTTACATAATATGGCGTTAAAATATTGGTTTGAGTTTACAGATATAAAAGAAATTATTCATCGAGTAGAAATTTCTAATACTGCTTTTACAGGAGCTTCTACGCAAATTTATGGTCGTTGTTCTCTAGAAGTGTCTGAAACAAAAGACACGCTAGATGCTATTAGAGGGTCTGGTTTACAAATAGAAATTGAAGCGAATTCTAACCTTACTTTTTACGACCTCTACAGCGAGGAGGAGCGGACCTTTTCAGTAGTGTACAAAAGAAATAACCAAATCTTATTTAACGGTTGGTTGTCTCCAGAGGGTTTGTATGAAGATTATGTTGCGGACCATTGGATCATCTCTTTAGACTGTACTGATGGCTTAGGGTTTTTAAACAATCTATCTTACGTAGAGGATGCTACTGGTTTGACTTTTTCAGGAAAACAAACGCTGTTGGAAATTGTTGTAAACTGTTTAAAAAGAACCAAAACACCTCAAAATATATTGACCTCTATTAATATTTATTATGTAGGCTTGTCTCAATCTGTAGATCCTTTTGTCAATGTATCATTCAATGCAGACCGATTTATAAAAGATGATGATAAAACCATTATGAACTGTCAAGAGGTTTTAAAGTCTGTACTAGAACCATTTGGCGCTGTTCTTACAAGTTACAACGGTGAGTGGTTGATTTACAAACCTAATTCAATAGTAGATGCTTCTTCACAAACGTTTTTCTCCTATAGTAATTTAGGAGTTGCGCTAAGTCCTACTTCAAAAACTATTGATTTTTCTTTTGCTATTGGAAGTCAGATAGACAATTATTACCCACATCATGTGAATGCAAACCAGCAAAAATCTATTAAAAGTTCTATAGGTGCTTTTCGGATCAATTATAAATATGGATTGGTAAAATCTTTGTTAAAAAATATTGATTTATACAGTGAAAATGGAGTGGTTGATAATTTTACAATTGATCCGTTGGCTACTTTGGTATTGCCTTCTCCAAATGGTTTTGGCGTGGGGATGCCTTTTAGCAATACTATAGCTGATGGTTTGAACATGACCTCGGATTCATGTATTGTTGCCCTAGATGATGTACTCACTTTAAATATTGATTTTACGGTAGAACTTCCTTCTTTAGCCGGAACTTTTAAATTTCAAATGGTTGTTTCAGATGTGGAGCTGCCAAATGCAGCAGCGGTAGTTTACCATTTACAAGATGATTTGTCTTGGAGTACCACTACCAACGGGATGACTTTTAATTTCCAAAATAAAGCGAGTATTCTTCAGACGTTTAACTTAGCACCGATTCCTCAAAATGGATTTTTATATTTGTACATCCAAAAACCGCAACCAGTCTCATCAATACCGACTCAAAATACTGTAACAATTAATCAGTTGTCATTGGAACCTCAAGGAGATCGTTTAAGAAAGGAAGGGGAAAACCATACCTTTCAAAGAACATTAAAACCTTCTTCTAAAATTAAAGACATCAAAAAAGTATTTAACGGAGACAATCCTTCGCAGATTTATTTTGGAACAATTTACAAAGCTGATCAAATTACACCTACAGAAAATTGGACCAGATACGGTGCTTCTGAAACAAAACCAATTCTTCGCATTATGGGAGAGGAGCGCATGAAGATGTATGCAAAACCTTTGCAAGTTTTTAGCGGAGACATCTATGGTTATTTTAATTATTTATCATTGGTCACTATCAATGGATTGACAGGGAAGTTTATGCCTACAAGATACCAATACAATGCCTTTGATAACACTACTTCATTGATTTTAACAGAGGTCTTAAATACGGATATTTTAAGTGATGTTGACTATCTTAAAACCTTTGATTATGGTGAAGTTGTAGAGCCTACAATTAGGGGTTAATTTCGCAATATTTATTTACACTTTGCAATAGTTTTTATCTATTTTTACTAAAGTAATGATAGATGGAACTTATAATATACTATATATTAATGCAGGAGATGGGTTTTTTCCTGTAGGAAATTTAGTGTCAAATAGCTTTAATGAAAGCACTGATACAATAGACAGTACAACCAGAGACAACGCAGGTTGGAAAACACAAACACTCACCAATCAAAGTTATAATTTAGAGTTTAATGGTTTGGTTTCAAACGCTATTAGTACTACAAAAATTAACTATGACACCATAAAAAATATAAAAAGAAACAAGCAAATTATCGATTGGAAAGTATCCGACAACCAATTGAATATCGAAGGAGGGAAAGCTCAAATTACTTCATTAAGTAATGATTCTAGTACAGATGAGTTTGTAAGTTTTTCTGCAAGTCTACAAGGATACGGAACTTTTAAAAATTACAAATTTGAATTTAAAGTAAATACTAGCAACACAGGAACAAGTAATAGTAATCAATTCACGCTTCCGTTAACTTCATCTTTTACCAACAATATTAACGTTAATTGGGGGGATGGCACTTCAAGTAATATCACCTCATACAACCAAGCAGAAGTAACACATACTTATCCCACTGCTGGAACTTATGATATTAAAATTACAGGCGCAATTACAGATGGATGGAACTTTGGTTACACAGGGGATTGTTTGAAAATGGGTGACATTTTAAATTGGGGAGGTTTTTCTTGCACGACAGGAGGCTTCTCTGGTTGTGTAAACATGACCTCCATCGGAAGTGATGTTGACTTTTTAAACCAAGCGACTAATTTGTCCGGTTACTTTGATTTGTGTGGTTTGACCAGCTTACCATCAACATTAACGCTTGAAAATTTACAAATAGGCTGGCAACTATTTAGAAACAATTTAATCCCTGTTTTGCCAGCAGGAATGCTACTGCATAATTTAACCAATGGAGTAAATATGTTTAGAGGAAACCCTCTAACGTCTGGACTGCCAGCAGGAATGGTATTAGGAAATGTAACAATTGGATTGCATATGTTTAACGGATGCCAGCTTCCAAATTTACCATCCACAGTAACTTTTGCTAGTGTAACAAATGGTGAGTCAATGTTGAATAATAACTCATTAATTGATATGCCATCAGGAGTCACATTACCAAATTTAACTAATGGGACAAATCTTTTATATGGTAGCACAATTAATACCACAAGATACTCGCAGTTATTAGTTGATTTAGAGAATTTAAATAGCAACAATAATTTCAGTTTCCATGGGGGGAACTCGCAATACAACACGACAGGGCAAACAGCTAGAAATATATTGACAGCTTCACCTAGAAATTTAACAATCACCGATGGTGGCTTAGCATAATACTATGAAAGGAAAAGAATTAAAATTCCCGAAAGAAACCACTTGGTACATTACATGGGATAAAAAGGAAATTCAAGGATATAACTTAGTTACACCTAAAAATCATTTTACCACACCATGGCAAAAAGTAGATTTTTATACAGATAAAGAAAAATGGCTAAAAGTCTTAGCAAAAAATGGAATTAAAATAGATGAATTAAAATAAATTAATAACCCCTAAATCATGAATAATGAAACTTAATGACATAAAAGTGTATGGTGTTAATGGCTTTGGTTTAATGGTCAATTTCTCCTCAATCGATCTAACTTTAAAATCAATATTAACATTTATTATTATTGGATATACCCTCCACAAATGGTACTTGATGTATCACAACAACACTAAAAAAAAATGAGTAGGTATTTTAAAGAAATAGAATACAATATGAATACTGATTTTCTTGCCAAATTAGATGAGGCAAGAGAGTATGCAAATATCCCATTTGTAATTAATTCTGCTTACAGAAGTCCAGAGCATAATGCTAGAGTAGGAGGTAAACCTACTTCTTCTCACCTAAAAGGATTGGCAGTAGATATTAGCGCAAAAGATAACAGTACAAGAGGAATAATTTTAGATGCTTTAAGAGCAGTTGGCTTTAACAGAATAGGCATAGCAAAGACTTTTATTCATGTGGATATGGATACAGAGAAATCTCAAAATGTAACTTGGTTGTATTGATGCTAAAAAAGAATATGAAAGTATATGTATAAAAAAATCAATTCTCTTTACAAAAGGGATTTAATATGATAAGAAATCAAGATTACACTAACAAATAGTTATAACTAGAAGTGAACATAGAAATAAATTTAATCTTATTAGTACCAGAGGGAATGATGTTAGGTTTTCAATATCACGAACCAGAAAAAGGATTTGAGTATTCAGAACTTAATTTGTTTTTATTCTTAGGTCAAATACAAGTACGATGGTAAGGTTTACCCTTATTTACTAAACAAAGGTAAATACTTATAAAAAATACAGTTGAAAAATGAAAATATTACAGATAATTGGAAATTTACTAGGCATCGGAAGGGATGCTTTAAAAAATAGAGCGGAACTTAAACGATTAAAAGCAGTTCAGGAACACGCTATTTTGGAGGCGCAGACAAAAGCACAAGTTGATCGTATTTTATCCAACACAGATTCAGACAATCAAATCGATTTAATTACAGCGCAGGATAAAAGGCACACATTCAAAGATGATGTGGTTACCTATTTGTTTTTGATCCCGGTGGTGATTGCAACCATTACTCCTTTTATTATTGCTTATGAGGAGGCAAACTTTACAAATTTGGCGCAAGATATTCGTGTTTCCTACGAAAATTTAGATTGTTTACCAAAGTGGTATAAGTACGTTTTAGGTGCTATTATCATTGATGTTTTAGGCTTTAGAAGCTTTGCTAGGAAATTGATTGGGAAGTATATTAAATAAAAATTGAAACTAAGAAAAAGACTTTTTAAAGAAGAAGCTATTGAATTAGGGATTTCTCCAAAACCTGATGAAAGAGGGAGGAAAAATGCAAAGTATTATATTGAAGAAGAAGACTGGAAGAAAATAAAAGAATACAGACAAAGCTTTGAAACTCCTGTAACTACCGATACCAAAACCAACGAATACAAAGAGAAGTTTGTTTTATCTGCTTGGAACAAACAGACTGGGCAGATGATGGATATTGATACCTATTGCTCTCACTATGCGTTACCTAGAGCTGACATTTCTTCTTATAAATTAGTTTCTCATACAGGTACTCCTTATTATAATATCGCTTTTAAAGAAAATGTTGCTGAAATTGTAAATGATTTTGATTTTGATAGTATCATCAAAAAATACATTCAACCGATTAAGCAAAAAAAACGTTCTCCTTTTAATAGTACCAAAGATTTTGACACCTTAACAATAACCGATGTTCATGTGGGGATGGATACTGATGCAGACAATAACACCATGTATCAAAATCCTTGGAATAAAAAACAACTTTTTAAAACTGCTGACATTATTATTGAGAAAACCTTGGAAGAGCAAGAAAGCGCTACTTTATATATAGATGACTTGGGTGACCTTCCGGATGGATACAATGCACACACTACAAGAGGGGGTCATGCTTTGCCACAAAATATGACCAACGAAGAGTGTTTTAATAATGCGTTGGAGTTTAAATTGAAAATCTTATATGGCTTGGTTGATCATTATGATAAAATTTATTTCAATAATATCTGCAACGATAACCATGGTGGAAGCTTTACCTATTTTATCAATGAAGCTTTTAAACAGATTGCAGAAGTTCAATATAAAAAAGTAAGCGTTACCAATCATCGTAAATTTATCAATCATTATTATATAGGTAAAATTTGCTTTGTAATATCACATGGTAAAGATGACAAAAGTTTAAAGTTTGGTTTCAAACCTCAACTGGACCTAAAGGGTGCTGAGAAAATTGATCAGTACTGCAAACAAAATAAAATCTATAAAAAAGCGGATCTGGTAATCTTTAAAAAAGGAGATTCGCACCAAGCTTTATTTGATATGTGTTCTAGTGATGATTTCTTTTACTTTAACTATCCAGCTCTTTCTCCAAGCTCAAATTGGGTAAAAAATAATTTTAAGTTAGGTAGAAGGGGTTTTGTAAATGAATCTTTTAAGGGTTTGAAGAATTATGTAAAGCCACACTTTATATAATGACATCTATTTTCTCAGACCAATCTTTTGGAATGTCTGCATCGATGGCATGGATATAGTTCATCAATCCGCTTTCAGAAGAATGCCCTGTTATTGGCATCAACTGTTGTATGGCTTGGTAGAAGCTTAAATTTTCTTTGGTTCTTAGATGTCTGAATAGATTGGTGATATAAGAATGTCTAAAAGAATAGATATTATCTCCTTTTTCTAGCTCAATACCTTCTTGGACCATCTGTGATTTTAACCTTGTAAACCTACGAGTGATAACTCCTCTTCTTTGTGTGTCTGATCCTTCCCATTCTCCAGGTACTCCAGAAGGAGTAATTAAATAAGAATCTTTGTCATAATTATGTAGGTTCATTTTTTTAAGACCATCTAATAATAAGGAAGGGATCCTTTTTGTTTTTAATGGTTTATTTTTAGCTTGATAATAAAGCAAGGCTTCCTCCAAGTTTAAATCTTTTATTTTTAAACGACAAACTTCAACAGGTCTTAAAAAATTATATGCCACAAATCGAATTACTAATAAGACAACCGGATCATTAACTTTTAAAAAATCGGTAATTTGTACTAGCTGTTTATTTGAAAGCGTTCTGTTTCTTCGGTGTTTGACTTTTTCTTTCTCAATATTTTTGATAAAGTTATAGTCAATTAATAATAGCTTCTTTTCAAGAATTGTAAAAACAGCAGACAAATCTGTTCTGTAGTTATTTCGAGTTCTTGCAGAGGTCTTTTTAAGGACACCATTTAAATAGGTGATCACAATTTTTCTAGTAACTAACTTGATGTCCTTGAATTGATTGTGCTTGCCTAAAAAATTTAGAAAATGATTTGATGTTTTTTTGTAGTTACCGTAAGTGTTTGGAGTAACGGTAGATTTTGCAATTTCTAGTGCTTGGTCAATAGCTTCTTTTACTGATGTCTCTGTTTCTTTTTCTTTTTGACCTATATTAATGACTTCTTTATCATTATAAGGTACATGACCATTCTTTAAGACTTTTATCAATTTTTTTTTGATATACTTCAGGACCTTTAATCGCTCATTTTTAGTCTTAAAAGAATTTACACCACCATGGATATTGTTTTTCCTTTCTAATTTTCCTGTCAAGGGGTTTCTATATGACCAGCGAAGATACCAAGCTTTGGATAAAGCAATTGATTTTTCTTTTTTACTTAGTTTATCCCATTGATCAATTTTCACTCCTCCTGTATAAAATCCGATTGAGTATTTTTTTGACATAATATGGGTCTTTAAAAAAGTGTAGTCTAGAGTGTACTTCTTGGGGTTTGGCATGATTGAGTGGTTTATGTTTTGAGTATAAACCACTCTATATCAACACTTTAAACTAGTAGCGAGGAGCAGATTTGAACTGCCGACCTCAGGGTTATGAAGATAGATATTAGTAATTTATTTACTATAATTATTTGTTAATCAATTAGTTATATTTTTATTATACCACTAAAAAAGTGCAAGATTAAGGGTAACTCTTTTTTTACAAGTAATTAATGGCTTGTTAGTGTTTTTTTGCAAGTATTATTTATTTTTATTATATTTAAACAAAAAAGCTATTCAATGTAAAAAAAAGAAAAAAAAATGAGTTATCTTCTGCTATGTAAAATTTTAAATTTTACCCAAAAAAAAAACACTTATAACATTTCCGATCAACTTCAAATTTTACGTTCTTATAAAATAGAACTAAAAAAAAGAAAGAAGAAAAAAAACTCACAACTTTTAAAAAGCTTGGATCTTTAAGCTCTTTTTATTCCTTTAAGAATTTTCTTTTCCTCTTTTTCTAATATCAATTCAGACAAAGCTTCAGACACTACATCTAGTTTTGTGTTCAGATCCTGTAATTCTTTTTGATTTTCTTCTAATTTATCTGCAACTAATTTTTTACTTTCTTCTAGTTTAGCTTCAACAATCTTTTCAATTTCTGTTTCAAGAGAAGATTTTTTATATTCTTCCTCTGGAGTGGATTCTTCAACACTACTTTTATATGTCTTAAAAACATACTCTACATGCTTTGTCTTCATTTTAGGAATTCCATTGCCTCTATATTCCCAATTATTAAGAGTGTCAAGACTTATTCCTAGCATTGACGCCTGATTATCCCTACTAATTTTATATTTTTCTCTAAATTCTTTTAGATCAATTTCTGTCATATTTCAACTTTAATTGTAAATATTTTTAATAAATATGTAAAAAATTCATATAATATGTTTTTTTATATGAAAAAAAGACATATATTTGTGTGTGCCACAGACACACGGCAAGTTAGCAATCTCTGTGGGACTATGCAAATTGTATGAATTTAATACATATAAAATGCTATGATTAAAAAAAATTTAACCCCTAAAAAACGCTATGAAAAAGATTTTTACTACACAAAAAATGCAAGTATTACTTCAAGAAAAAGAATTTAAAGCTGACTCAGAATTTGTTATCATGACATCGTATGGAGAAGACATCAAATTAACCGCACAACTTGTGTTTGCTCAAGAACGATTAGACTACAAATTATTGTTAGACGGAGAAATGTTTGAATTGACTCCAGAGCAGGAAAGACTACTATTTATCGACCTTTTTACAACTCAACCTGTTGTGAGCGAGTTTAGCTACGACGATCAATTTCATGCTGAATCTTTAATACATACTGCTCATGCCTGTTAAAATTTCAACTGATGAATCCAAAGAAATTGTAAAAAGGCTTATTAGAAACGCCTTTGACAAGATCGATAGATCAATGGACTTTATATATAATGAATCGGATAAACTTATATCAACAGCTCAACACCTTGGTTTAAATGAGTTTGCTGAAGAGCTTAAAAGAGATAAATGATTTAAAAATGCTAAAACTAACCCCTACTGAATTTACAATTGCTGCTCATGTAGCTAATGGTAAGATTGCAAAAGAAATTGCTTCAAACCTTTACAGAAGCTATCATACGGTAATTACACATTTGAGAAATCTAAAAGTTAAAAACGGACTTAAAAATTCTGCTGACATCGCCAGAGAATTTGCTCTAGAGTTTGGGCATCCGAAACATTATATAAGTATGGTCTTTTTGGCAATACAATTTTCAATGATTGTTAATTATGATGACAATTACAAAAGAAAAAGAATATCAAAAACAGTAATAGTATCAAAATTTAAAAATAAAAAATGTTAGAAATAGAAGCATTAAGAGAAGAGTTAGTATTGGTGGCTAATGTGGTGGGGGAGCATAAAGCAGTCGCAGAAGCCACCAACAACTCTGTCTCATTTGTTCGTCAAATTAGAAATGGGAATAATGTTAAGGTGAATACTGAAAAGAACCAACAATTGATCCAGCAACTAATCAATAATTATCGGCGAATTGGCAAAGTAAAAATTGAGGAATTAGAAAAAGTATTATAAAACAGATATAAAAGTTCAAATCGTGTATCACTAAAAAAAATCAGAGTCTGTATCTGTACTCTGATTTTTTACCAAACATATTATGACTCCAGTAGATCAACTTATTATTAAAAATCTAAACGAACTCTCAGAGTCTGGAGTAGAGGTTGCCTATAATAAATTGCAGGAGCTTCGCAATAAATTGAAAACTAAAAGTAAAGTTGATATAACCGAGGACCAACGCATGGAGCAGTGGGTCATTGATAGGGTAAATTCAAACATTAAATCATGAAAATATTCTTACTAATCTTTTTTGTCATCACCTTAATTATTTATGGAATTATGTATGTGATTGATTTTATAAAAGAAATCAAAGCTGATGATTTTAATTACAAAAAACAAAAAGCACTTCACATCGTAAAAAACAAGGAGAAGTACACAAAAATTCAAATACAAAAAGCTCAACAATATTTAGACGTGGATGCGATTGCCACAAATTTCAATCGTGATTTAAAACAATAATTACTATGGGATTTTTACAAAGAGAAAAAAAACCAAATCAAAACCCAACTTCCAAATTTATGGAGTGGAAAAGCGACTACAAGTTTTTTACTTATTACGACAAAAAGGTAAAAGATAATATACCGGTAAAGTTGCCTCTGACTTTTTTAGTGTTGGAGGATTATCATACCGTAAAAGGTTTTTCCGATCAGGACCAAACAGGGATCTACTCTAACGAAGTATTAGAAATTAGTACTGAGGAAATGGAAGTAAAAACTTTTAAAGGGAGGCTAATTGCCAAAGGTATTTATAAAGACATTAAAGGAATGGTTAAAACTGCTGGAGGGAATTACTTCAAATCAATTTATGCAGTTACCAAGGATGGTGAGCTAGTCAATATATCTTTTAAAGGTGCAGCAGTCTCTAAATGGAGTAATCTAATTGAAAAAGGTGCCTGGAAGAGGCTGAAGGATGAATGGGTGACCATTGAAGATGTAGAAGAGCATAAAAAAGGAACAGTGAAATATACTACTCCTAATTTTAAATTCAATACTTCTCTTTCTGAGACTGAATTTAACATGGTAGCAGAAAAAGCTACTGAATTGCAGGAGTGGATGGCTAGATACTTTTTTAAAGAAGAGGTTAAACCTGAAATTGATATTAATGGAGTTGTTGATTTATCAGACTTAGACTTTTAACCATGAACAAACAGTTGTTTTTTAAGATGCGTGAAAATGAAGTAGCGCATCTTTTACAAGAGGTTGAACAGGGCAACGTTTCTGCTCTTAAAACCTATGGGAACTTAAAAAAGTGTCATGCTTTGTTTGCAGAAGCAATAAAGCAAATAGAACCAACAGCTCGTGAAGAAGCAGACAACTATTCTGAGAGAACATTCAAAGACTCAGGTTTTGTTTTTGAGAAAAGGACCGGAGGGATCCGCTTTGATTACAAACACATTCAAGCTTGGCAAGAAGCTGTAAAGGTAAAAAAA